TGATAAACCAAGAGATGACGTTCTGTAACTGGTCGATAACATCTGATAATCCAGGCGACAGAAGCACGTTGTTGTCGTATATGAACTGCCCAACGCCGAAAGTAAACTCGTTGTGCAAGTAATTCATTGGCTCGCACTTTATCACTCGATTGTCGTTAGCAATCCATACGTTGTATTTTATTGGGTAATCTTCTTCTCCGAGTGGCTCACCGTCGACTTCATACTGCGATGGGATAATCGTGCGTTGACATTCAGTAATGATAACAGTCTTTTTTGTCTGACCGTCTCCCTTGATTCCCGCGCCTTGTGTAAGAGCGCCGCCCGGATCAAGTCCAGTATCCCAACGATACCCTCTGTCTTGTGCGATGTCTTTACCAAGTGGTTTAATGTGGTCAACTCCGGCAATGATACCATCATGCTCCCATTGTTTAAGTTGCGACATTGAATACAAATCTTCACTTGCACAAAATTCTCCTTCTTGAAAACGGGTTAAAGGTAAACGCACATCAGGAAAAAATCGGTAAGGGCTTATGTTGGTTATACGATTACCCTCAAACGCCGTCGCCCATTCAACAGTTTCTTCTACAGTATCTTTACCCATTTTCACCCCCAGAAACGTCGGAGCAATTTTAGGCGTTTCTTTACGCACCATCTGCTTTTCCACGCTCCATGAAACCTTCAATACTCCAATCCCAAAACGAGCAATGTCCAAAAGATATTGCACCAACTTCGCTTCAAAAACATTCTTAGTTAGGTCACGGGCTAACAACGCCTCACCCACTTTTGCGGGTTTATCATCCTCTGCGGTAAATCCATCCAACTCAAAAAACCTATCTCGTTGATAGTAAAGAAGGAAACAGAACGCAACGAACGTTTGAATCTGGGCGAAAGAGATTGGAACGACCATCTTCTCCGGTTCATTGCGTTCAAAGGCTAGAATATCAGACTTATCACGCTGTTTTATGGAACGATAAATATCGTCGTTTTTGTCCCAACAAGGGTAGTATTCTGTCATCTTTCGTCTGCTGATAGACACTAATGCTCTAGTGTCTTCAAGCATTTGTTGGATAAACGGAGTAGACTCTCGCTCTTTTAACTCTTTTAGAATTTTATCATCCATAAGTGCGTGTCATTTAATGACCTCAACAATACAGCCATGTAGATTTACCCGAGCCATTCCGGAGATTTTCCGGCGGCGATAAGTGCCTGCTGCCACTGTTGGTCTTGAACAGAAGTCCATGCCGCATCTTGTGACAAGGTTGTTTTCATGTTGGTGATGTAACTATACAATGACTCACCAGCAGAAAAAAGACTGGGAAGTGCTTCGATAAAAATGGGAATAATTGCAGCCATAAGTTGTTATTTGTTTGTTGAGATTAACGATGTATATTGTGAAACCTGACTAATTGTGGTAGTCAGAACAGTGATAGCAGTTACAAGTGCGTTGGAACTAGTTGTTCCAGCTTGATAAGCCAACTTAACTTGATCGAGTGATAGAACAGTAGCAATACCAAAAGGCACTGTATTTGTTCCATTCTGAACTGGCTTGCGAAGATATGTTGCAAATGGATGTGCAGAATTAGTCCAAGTAGGAGCAATTGTAGTATTAGCCATTGCAATATCGTCCAACTTGAGGAATGTATCGAATGTGCTATAAGCTGTAGTTTCAAGTTGTTCAGCACGAACAACAATAGGATCAGCCCCTGGTTGAAGTTTTGCACAACCAGAAAAGATTGTTGCAGTAATAGTTAGAGCCAACAATGTTGGCATGAGGAGATTACGTTTCATGTTGTTATTTCGATGGAGTTGGAGTTACAGTTTGAATAGGAGTTTGCACTGCAATAACAGGAGTTTTTGCAGCATCATGAATTGCCTGTGAAGTAGCAATTTGTGAGGGGGTGATGCCCTGAGTTTCATCAGAGTTTCCCTTAACTTGAGAAAGTTGACTAGATACAGCTTTAGCAACCGATCCAATAATCAACCCCCAAGCAAGAAACTGTGGAGGAAGTCCTGTTCCTGGAATAGTTGATGCACCACCAAGTGCCATACAAGCTACTGCAATGCAGTCCAGTGCGAGTTTCATGTTTGTTTTTGTCATAGTTTATTTCATTAACAGATATGTGCTAATCAGTATAATAGCAACTGCGCACAGAGGCCATGTTGGTTTGATAATAGCAACAACAGCTAATACCAAAGCTATTCCAACTAAAACTATCTTAGGGTCGTTCATTTGTTTATTTATTGCTAACCAATCCAGAAATCAAAGTAACATTAGTTGAATCAATGCTACGATCTATTAAAGAATTACGTTTCATTTTCTCTTCAATTCTATCAAGATGGTTTGACATATCATTCAATGCAGCACCATGTTGAATAACTGTATCATGAGTTTCGCGGTTCATTGAAACTTCTTTTTGTAGAAAGAAACCAACAATACCAACACAACCAAGAACTAACATTTGTAAGATATGACCAAATGTGGCTTGCCTTATTGTAATGGCGTCAGAAATACTAGCTGATACCTTAGCTGCTTCTCTGTTGTCAAGTAAGTCATTATGCGCTTGTTCTTGTGGATTCATGAGTTAATGGTTATTGATGTTGAAAATTATAGTTGTTATCCCCACATTGGTGATATTATTTGTCCATGTCAGTCCAGTAATTGGCTGCTGATAGTTCGTGCCGCAAATCACGGCTGAGTAAGGACACTCCAATCCATTTACTGTAGAGGTTGCCGCAATGTAAAGCACTCCGACAGGCGCTAACACGGTGACTTGATTAGACGTAGCAGTCCAACTCATTGTGAGATTGTTGCTCTCCAAGCCAGCATAGACCGTATAGCTTGATGCTACTGGAATTGGATTCCAAGCTACAGTTATATAGTTGCTTCCAACAGGACTCTGCGCCCGCGCCGTGAGGCAGAGGAGCGATGTGAGAAGCCTGAGGGTGAAGGAGAGTTTCATTATTCGTGAGGGCATCCCGAACCGTTTGGGCCGTAAATGGTTGCAATTTCGCTAGGGGTTAGAGCGCGGCTGTAGATACGAACGTCGTCTAACCTTCCTCTGAAATTCTGATTTGCGCCTGGGGCATAAGCTCCGATGGTTAAATGTGCAGTCGCTGTTCCAAGGGCACTGTCAATAAATGACGCGGCCGTGTTGGAGGCGCCATTTACATAAAGAATCTGCGTGACACCATCCCATGTTCCTGCAATGAACGTCCAATTGTTAAGTTCATTGGTGCCAATCTGAGCTAGGTCTTGCCGTGCTAAGGTTACACCTTTAATGTTAAATACTGCTTGACTTACTCCTAAATTTTGTATGTCGCAGTCAAAACACATCACGTTGGACGAAGCATATTCGCCTATTACGGTTTGGGAGCTGGACACATTTGTCGGATAGGCCCATAAAGAAAATGAGATTCCTGTAAAACCATTGCCAATTGGGCCACCACAGTCAACATATTGAACGGGGGAGGATTTTATTATAAGTCCATTATTGACAACCCCATTTGTCCACGTTGGATTATTTATAGCCAAGCCGTTGTATGCCGCCCCCAAGGAGCCATAATTCACTAAATTGGAGCCTGTTCCTTCATTCATCGTCCACCACCCAACACACCCAGGAATGGCACTCTGCATCAGCATCCCCGCAAAGCAACGAGAGCAGCAGAGAAGTACAAGAAGTATTGTTTTCATCATCGTATAATCGGGTTTTGAACTCCAAGCCAAGCGCTGTTGGTTGGCCCGGACAAGATTAAGAACTGATCCATCAAGATACACCCGGCGTTGTTGGTGGGCATGGTCACAAACTGTCCTGGCGCGTTTGGCTGCACTCCGCATCCATAGCTCCCGGAGGTAGATTGATTGGTGTAATAGTTCAGCGTGTTCGTTGCAAATCCGGTGCTATTTTGAACCTGTAAAGTGATCGTTGTTCCTGATGGCCAGTTGCTCAGTCGCACAACCGAACTTGCCGTCAACGCAACATAGTAGAATGGGTTTGCCCACTGCCAAAGATTTGTCCCGTCCAGAACAATCATGTTCGTGCCGCTTTGCGTGACGATATTATTCGTTACCGGAGGCCCATTGGTTTGAACGTAGGATATGCTCCCCGCCGACAGGTTCCCTACCACGTTCACGGAACCCGCGAAGTTGTTGCTGCCGGATGCGCTCGTGATCGGGCCGCCCGCTGTCACATTAAGCAAGGCGGTAATGTTGCTCGTCGTGCTCACGTCGCCGGAGAGTATTGTGTTCGTTTGCTGGCCGGGTGTGCCGAGGCGGATTTGGCCTTGATCGGTCGCTGCGCCACCATTGCCAATCTCAATGTTATTCGAAGTCGTTGTCAGGTTTCGTCCAGCTTGATAACCCAACACGGTATTGTTGTTGCCCGTTGACAGGTGCAATCCCGACTGATAACCTAATGCCGAATTGTTAAACCCTGTCGTGCTCCCGAGCAGGCTTCCGCATCCCACCGCCGTATTGTCATTCGCGGAGATATTGAAATTCAAGGCTCCCTCCCCTAACGCCGTATTATAGCTCCCGCCCCAAATGTTCTCCAACGCAAACGCGCCCAAGCCGCTATTAGCCACCCCGGTCATTCCGGTTTGTCCCGCATCGAACCCAAAAAACTCATCGCTTTGTCCCCCAGTTTCCAACTGGCTTGCAACGCTCGATGCCGGCGCGAACGTGTTGCTGATCGCCGCTCCTTGCGCCGCCAGCGCGCTGGCCGGCGCCAGCCCGTTTGTCACGCTCGTGTCCGCCAGCGGCAGCCCGGTAACGCCGTTGGTTGCGCCATTGAGTATTGGGTTGTGGAGATTGGCGTTTGTAAGCGGCGCCAGCCCATTTGTGGATCCGCCACCGCCGCTGGGCGTCTGAGCCGTCCATGTCCCGCCGACGCCCGTGAAGGTCGGCACCATGCCCGCCGCGCCGTTCGTGCCGCCGCTCTGGAGGTTGCCGGAGTTGGCTTGGTTCGTGCCCGTCAACGCGTTGCCGCTGCCGCTGAAGCTGGAGGCGGTCTCCGTCCCTAATGTAACTACATTTTGTCCGTTGGTCACATTTGCTGCATTTGTAACCCAACTTGAATTTGTTATTGCTCCGCCAAAGCTCCCTCCATACAAAGAAAAACTTGTGTCCGTGTTAATCCCGCCGCCAGACGGAAATCCAAGTCTGCCGCCGGACAGATATAACCCGTTCCCGAAAATGCCTTGCCCAGTATTCCAAAGGTTCCCATTGTTTGTCAATATCCCGGTTAGCAAGCTGGAGATATAAGCCAATCCGTAGTTAGTGATGGTGTTGACAAGCAGGACGCCTGGGCCGCCTGGGTCAACGGATTTATGCGGGTCGTTATACATGTCCAACAAGGATAGCCCTCCATCGCCCCACATCTGCATCCACGGCACTTGCGATGTTGTGGTAAATTCCAAAACGCTCCCGTGAAGGAACGTCTGCGATGCGCCATCGCAATATTGTCCAATGGCATAGTTTCCAGATTGGAGAGAGCCGCCGTAAGTGCAGAGGGAAAGCGCATTGAAATACGGACCGCTTGCCCCAATCTGTATCGGGTCTGTAACAAATCCAGAGGGGTTGATGGTGACGTTTCCGTTAATTGTTGGCGCGCCGTAATTGGTTGGGACGGTTGCCCGGCCCGCGTTCTGCCAAAGTGACATAAAGTTCAGCCGCTGCATCGTGACTGCTGATAATATGCTCTGTCCGAGCGCATTTAAATGAGGCCCATTGCCGAGCCAGAAACCTCTGTTCGTGATATTATACCAAGTCCCCATAGGATGCCATGTGTCAACAAACGGCCAGGAGTTTGTGATTGCCACATTATGCTCAAATAGCGACATATCGAACGTGATGGCGTTTGGCGGATTGACGATTTCAGCCGCCGGGTCGGATGCGTAAGTCCCAATTAGAAGCACATCGGAGTTAGGAGCCGAATTTGACATGTGCCATGCGAAGTTCGTGTAGTCATTGAACGTGTTGAGAGGTTTGACCTGTTCCTCAATCGTCAAGCATGGGTTGATGTTGGACAACAGGATGTCCAGATTTGTCCCCATATTGGTTAGCAACTGCATCGCATACCCCGGCCCGTTGATCGTCTCCAGTATTGGCACCGTGCAGTTCGTTTGAATCACGCCCACGTTGCCCACAAAAGCGAAGTTGCCGCTTGTGCAAGCAAGTCTGATCGCGTAGTTGCCAAGAGGCACTGAGAAGTTGGTGAACACCAACTGCCCTTCCTTGCCAAGCGCGGCCTCGTTGAGCGATCCGAGATAGGTCCAATTCACGAAGTCGAGACTGTAATAAAGCGAAGCAACTCCGTTGGATGCGCTCGCTTCCATACAAACCGTAACCCTGTTTCCAATCCCGTACTGGACTCCATAGTTGGCGATGCCTCCCCAATAGACGTTTGTTCCAGCCGAAATCACGCCGGTATTCATCCAGTAGTATGTAGGATTGACAACATAGACCATGTTTGCGCCTCCATTTGAGCCGTTGTTCGGATACCAGTTACAATTCCATGATGAACCCGCCCCAAAAACCACTGTGTGTTGAATCGCGTGGTTAAAATCATAAGCTGTCAGCCACGCCTGAAATGGAATGAGAAAATAATCCCCGGTTGAATCGCCTGTGGTCAGGACAATTGGCGGCACATTGGATTGCAGAGCAACTTTAAGGTTGGGAAGGTTGCCACAGTTCACGCTCATGTCGAAGTTGGACGTGATTAGGCTCGTATCCGCCAGCGGAAGGCCGCTCGCGCCGTTGGTTGCACCATAAAAGATAATGTTAGTCCCCCACCCATTATTGTTTGCAATAGCATTAGTTGCATAACCACCACTTCCATTTGTGATGTTATACACATTCGTTATCTGAGTGATGTTTGTAACATAAAAACTATTCGATATCACATTTGTGGAGTTGTAATAATTCGTCACATATAAAATGCCGGGTAAATAACCATTCGTTATCAAATTGACATTAAAAGCTAATGATGCCAAAGCGTACGTATTCGTTCCTAACGGCGCTCCAATAGTCCACGTTCCGCTTGGATTAGGTCCAAAAGTAACTTTGTAATTTGGGCCACCAACAAGGAATGTTGACCCTAACACTCCGTTCGTTGCGACACAATTAAACGAATACGACACAATCGTTGTGCCGTTTGATAAGACCAACGGCGTTCCAATAGACTCAAAAGAAACAGAAACGTTCCTATTTGTATTTCCGTCCGGAAAGACAAAAAGATTTGTGACGTAAATAGCGTTAGCTTTCAACGTCAAAAACAAAAACACCAAAATTAAAGCTAGACGGTTCATTTAAGTTTAGTTATGCCTTTGACCACGACGTTAGTATCGACTGGAAAAGCTGCCGTGTTTGTGATTATGTTTGTATAAACAATACCACCATTAGTTGTTACGTTAGTGAGGTAACTTGTAAGGCTTAACGCCGCATTGGTCATAGACCACGTCGGACGAATCTGCCACACTCCTGGTAGAAGGTTAGTATAATTCGTCGGCCCATAAAAAACGGGGAGTGGGTTAGACACTAAAATCATTGTCCATGTATCAAACGTCGTCCAATTATTCACCCCGTCCATTGAAGATTGCCACAACAAAGTTTGAGTTGAGGCGTTAGTGCCAATGTAAAGAAACCCAACGGCGAGAGCAATGTTATCCGCTTCGCCAACGGTAAGCGTTGCCCGAGCAAGCACATTCGTTGAATGTGGCGGAATAACATCCGTTGTGCCGTTCAGTTGAGTGTTTATTGGTGGGGCAAAAACCAACAATGGACATAGCAAACCAACAATCAATAGTATTTTTTTCATATTAGTTTAACATTAAGTCTTCCCTTGTGACTACAACTTCATCACTCCCAAGTTTCTCGAAAAACAACGGCGGCAAAGAGTTCATAGTTTCTTCCGTGATAGTTTGTTCTTTTTGCGGCTCGACATAGCAAGGCTCGTCTAAAACACTGCGATACAAACACTCCATAGCATGGTCGTCTTTGTCGACTGGCTTACCTTTTTCTTCGTCGTAGTGGTAACGTTTAATTTCCCACAAGCTACGCCGACATTCAGGTGTGAACAATGGCCAGCCGCCTTTGAGTTGAAGGGCTTCGTTTACACGTAGAATACCTCTGCTAAGGTCTTTCGAGGATTTCTCAACTGCGAGACCACAACGCCAGAACTCGGTTGCCATGTTGTTACCATCGACACAGTCTTCATTAAAAGCGATAGGGTCACAACGAACACGGACAACTCTCCGACCATTAAGAACTACACGAATCTTCTCCACGAGTTGTGATATTAAACAATGCTCAAAGATGTCAGTGTAGTAGTATTTACGCCCAAAAGGATCAACAGTGAGGAAAAGCACCATGTGCGGTGTGTGGGGATGGGGGTCTATGTAAAGATAATATGACCAATCTTTTGGTGGCTCTATCCACGAAAGCCAACCACGAGGGAGAGTGGTAAGCACGTGCTTGTCTTGCTGGAAGCATTTGTAGACTAAACCCGCTTTGTGCAGCGGCTTGCCAAACAATCGGCACTCTTTTTCGTCTTCGGTGAGAGTAGCTTCGTAATCTCGTATAGCCTCCTTTGACAAGTATATATTGTCGTAAATTGTTCCTTCGATAACACTGGAGATACCATCAAAGATTCCGTCAACGTCGAAAGCGTCGGTGATCCACGGTTCACGCAGCGCCGTAAGAGTGAACCACGCAAATCCATTACGATCAACTAATCCACGTGCGGCGGCTTTGAACATTCCTTCTGGACAAGGTTCGTCAACGTGAATGAAGTCCCAGTCAGAGGACTCAGAACCTTGGGGGTTGGACATAAATGACTTAACAGTATCGAAGCGAAGACTACTAAGGCCGAAAGGGCCGTTGCAGATGATAGTATCAATAGCGCCGCTGTGGTTACGTGAGACATTTTTTATGAATCCGTTGCGTGGAAGAAACTTCCACAGTTTTCCATCCTGACCACTAAAGATTTCTTTGACTTTATCCCAGTCGGTGGCAATGATTAAGCCTTTAACGGGGCGTTGTGGAATACCACTCCGCCTTGCAGGATCGTCGGTAGGGTACCACGGACGTTCACCACGAAGCCACGCACAGTCTTCGGCCACACCCATAAAGGATTTACCGAAGCGGTTACCAGTAAACACTCCACGCCGCTTCTGCAACGACCGATGAAATAAGTCCTGCTTCGGGTGAGGACGATAAAATGGAAGTGAGTCTTGTTTGATAGCCGTGACTTTGGCTGTAAGCAACTGTAACTTGCGTTGCTTTAACAAAACTAACTCTGGATTGAGCGCATCCATTGGTTGGCGTCATTTAATGACCTGAACCAGCCGGGCGGATTTTCTCAACGAGGGCTTCGCCACCTTCAATACAACCAAAGAACTTCTTTGCAACAGAGTTCTCAGCCCCGCCAGTAAGCGCCTCGCTTTTACTAATCGAGGTTAGTTGTTCGTTTTCGGGGCAATCAGCCTTTTCCTGCAACGGCAAGAGACGGGCAGTATGATCAAGTATTTTAGAGCAACTCATGATTTACCTTTCTTCTTAGACATAGCGAAGCCTTTATGACCGAAGTGTTCACCCTTCATGTTAGCGTAACGCGCACGAACACTAGCGGCGGCTTTCGCTTTTGAGGTTGAGTGACCGACAACTTTACCTGTATTGGCACGAACGATATTCTTTCCTTTTGTTTTCCAGGGCATTTTAAACCTTTACGATTGAGCTTCCAGTATGGCCGAAGGAAGCTCGGCGGTTGGTGACACGTTTTGACCTTGATGGTTGGGTTTCGTTGTTAGGAATAAGTTTATTTTTCGTGGGCAACCATTTCTTCATTCCCGCCCCACGGTCGGCGGGTGTGGGTTTTGACACTATCTGCCCAACGCTGTTCGTCCGCATTTGTTGAAGCGGATTTTCGGACGTTCTAGACATCGAGATCATCGTGATGGGCGGGTGAGTTTACTGCCGATGGTACCAAACTCACCAAAACGTTGCGAGGCTTTGGGCGTGCTGCGCTCGTCGCCAACAACACCTAAGCGGGCATGACCTTTAACGTCTTGGTCACGCCGCATAAGCGCGCCGGAGTTCATACGCTTGGTCTGCTTACGCTTTTGCGGCGTCGACGTTAAGGTGGTGTTCATTGTTAGTGGGGTACGCTCTGCGGTAGGCGTTGATGCTGATTGAAGTGTTTGTAATGTGTTCATCGAACGCTTCCAGCCATTCGCACACCGAGGTTGCCTAAGCCCCCCGACTTGCCGCCGCTGTAGCCGGTTGCACCACGACCTCCGGTCGTCCGCACAGTCTTTCTACTCCCCGCACCCATCACCGCGGCGTTGCCAACTCGGCTGCGCCGGACATTTTGGCCTCGGCCGTAGGCCGCAGTTGGTACTTGCACACCGTCTTTTGAGTGGCTTAGTGGCACGCCGTTATACTCCAACAGGACGTTTATCCAAACCCTTCTCAGCCAAGATTGCGGCAAGGTCGTCAATGTGCAAACAATTACACATGCAAGCACCCTCAGTTGTGGATTGCACGACCGCAATGTTCCCATTGCAATAGTCATTGCCGGGGGTTGCGGAGTGTAGAACACCAAAGGCTTCAACCCGGCCACCTTCGATTCCTAGCTTCACGATTTTGTCACCATTCTTTGCTTCACGACCATTACGATAGTGCATATTATTCTTTCTGTTAGTTGTTACTTCCCTCGTCCACCAAAGCTTTGAGTGCCATGATAGCCAAACCCACGATTGCTTTTCACCGCCGCGAATTGACGATGTGCCCCTTGTGCACTACCCTTCCCTTTGCGGCGTTTGTTTTCTTCGTGACTATGTTTCATTGATGACGGGGAAGATTGGATGTTACGGTCATTCATGTTTCACCTCCCGAAAAAAATAGCAAGGAATACTAATACCAACGTAAATCCGAAAATCACGATGCCTATGATTATCGCCTGCATTGTTGATATTTTATGTGAAACTCTCATTATTTATCACCTTTCGGTTCATTAAACGATTTAAGTCGGGTATTACCCGCTTTGTTTTGTATTTTGTTGTTCTTCCACCTGTTCTATTGTATCATTCCAGTGTTCTACTATAGGTGTTATTGTCTTCCTAACAACACGCGTTCCTCATTCTCCAGGCGTTTAATCTCAGTATCCAACTCCTCGACCTTAAGATTCGTTGTGTTGGTGCTTTGCAACTCCACCTGTTGCTTAGGCTTGCCTAAGTATCTATCAAGAAGATTCTCGCACGTTGCTCGAACTGTCGCCGCCGGGGTTTGTGGGTCATCACGAAGATCAATGAGTTTAAGCACGCTATCAGGCGCGGCGGCTTTCAACAATTCGCTGACAACATCCCGACCGTTGTCAGTAATAATCTGCACCAACCTTTCCTGCGCCCACGGTTGACGAAACAATTGTGAAAGCCACGGTTCGGTATACCCACTCTGATACGCAATCTCACGATTACTCGCCCCTTGTGCTTTCATCCACAACAACGTCCGGTGCTCCGGCTTCTCATGTAAAATCGCAAGGTTCGGTGGATGTGCGTTAAAAAACCCATCCCCTTGCGGCGGATTGTCCGCAAACAACTCCTTCAACCCACTATTCTCGTAGAGTTGTTTATTGAACGGAACTGTACGTTCGTCGTTCATTCTGTGGCTTCGCCCGTCACGGTGGATTTGACCGGCATGGCGTCGCCCGACGGTTGTAAATTATTCAACGGCTGTGCCGCTATAATCTCACGCACTGTTTGTGTAATCTCGTTCATATCTTTCTCTCCGCAAGGGCGACCTCACCCTACCTCTCCCCTTCGCTACCACGATAGCACGCTGATAAGCAGAAGTCAACCCTCCGCACTAGCGGAATGACGTCCACAAGTAACACAGCAAGCGTGGCTAACGGATGGGAAGTTAAAATCAAAAAAGTGGGTGAAGGGGTATATCGTAATAAGTGTGGGTCAAGGGGTAAGGTATCCCCCACTGTTGAACCACCCGGGTGTAGAGGATGATTCGTAGACTATTAAAGGGTAAAGGGGAACGGCGCAAAAAATGGTGTCAAGAAGAATTACCACTGAGCGCGTGAAAAACCCCTAGCGGGTTGCTGCCGCTAGGGGGTGAAGGAGCTAAGGGTTACTTCTTAGCTCTGAGCTGTTCCAGGGAGTGGAGCACCGCTCGCTGGAAGGCAGAGTGCTCGGTGGGTGGGACTTTGATCGCGCCGCATTTTTCGAGTTCCTGGCGGACCGCAGAGACGTTGCCCAGCCGCGTGAACGTGTCAACCAGATCCGCTGGTGCGGCGTCCTTACCTATGAGGGTGAGTGCCGCTTTTTGTTCGTCGGCACCGAACTTGCCAGAGGCGTGGATCACGGCGGCGACTGCTTTAGCTGCTAGGTCGATGTTTGTCATATATGTTATCTAAGGCAGCCTTCGTTGCGTAGTGCAATGGTTCTCTGCCTATCACGTGAGCAATATAGCCTAGCGGCGGACGCCGCGCAAGCTTTATTTTGCTTTTTGGTGCGATTTATT